TTATAGATGAGGTTTTCTCCTTTTATAAAGCATACGTTTATATGATGATAGAATTATTACAACCAGCGAAAGTTACAGTTGTGGGGGACCCACTACAAATACCGGCTCTCGATTTTACCGACATTAAAATTTTTCGCAATATGCAAACAATGGCCGACGCCTATCCTAAAATCGTTAACTGGGTGAACAACCGTAATCCACAAGATGTGTGCACCTTATTGAGAGGAATCGGTTACGATAACATGGTTGGTACAAACCCAATTCAGAATTCAATTTATTATGTAGATGGTGGCGAAAAAGACATACCAAATATAATCAAGAAATTTGGTGACGGTCCAGTCTACGTATACAACCAGGCCACTGCATCGAACTTGAATGTTCACACTATACATCAGTCACAAGGAGACACCAACAAAAATGTCTATTTTTACATAGATGAAATGGCAATCGAAACAACTCTAACTAACAACATCACGCACATTCGTGTAATGCTATCACGCCATACTGAAAAATTAGTCTTCATAGGTGCGACCAATCATATGCGAAGATACTTAGATTATATCGGCTCAAACCTAGACATCAATCTAAGTAGATATGGTCTTTTAATACACGATGCTACCATACCAACAGAGATACTGCAACAAGGCGCCGGATACCGACCAGCTAAACTTCCATTGAAAAGAATCGACGATACTATCCATTATCCAAAAGCAAATATCGACATGGTCCTTGACATCATGCAACGCACATTCAAAGAAAATGATTTCCTGGCAGACATAGCCGGAATAACTGACACCAAAATAGATCACGAGGGTGGAGGCAAAATAAATATCAAGATGGAAAAATTTCTGGATAACATGAGAAAAATGCACGTGACAGGCTTCAAAATAGTTAAAAATACCTTCGCCAAACAACAATTTTCAGACGCTCTCACGGCTGTCGGATCTCTGAGCGGGAGATACTGTAAAAACACAAAACGCACATCTCAGAGACTAGCAATTAATGACGTTGCTACTATGTTAAACAATTTTTCAAAATTTACTCGTGACGACTTACCCGACATTGATATACCACTACAATTTGACGACAACCTAACCATGGAAGTGTTAAACTTGTTAGATCACAAGACACTAGTTTGGTTGAAGCATCTGAGAAGATCAGCAGTGAGAGATGGCATGTACGAATATCACCACTCTGAAGCGTTAAGATCTATAGATGCCAAACAGATGTCAAGAGAAGAATACGACAAGTTGATCACTGAATCGAGAGATTTTTGGGTAAGCTTCTTTCCGAAGAAACAGGTGAAAGCCAAATTACAGACGAAAGCATATGATTTCAGAAAAGTCTCACAAGGTGTAGCGGCCT